ATCATTTCCTTAAGTTGTTGGAAAAACATGGTGATAATACTATATCTATTGTTTCTCAACCAGCACATGTTGATGGAGTTGCCACTAATAACCATACTCAAGTTATTTTTTATTCTAGAGAAGCGTGGCGTCATGTTCCTGGTACTGATTTATGTGTATATTACATGGCCAATAGCATGCCTCGCAAAGAGGTTTTGGATTATTTTCCACAGTGTGATATGATGCGTTCATTACCAGCCACGTTAGTTTGTCGGGATAAAGATGCCAATATAATAGTAGACACGGCTTATTTGAATTATGGAACTCAAGATACTGGTCCAGAGGGATCGCAATTTTTAGGACACATCTACAACTTAGAAAAAGGTGTTACTTTCAATGGTATGTGCACCAGTGTCTGGGTTTCAGATACTAAACCTTCATTTATTGCTGGTTTCCATTTAGGCGGAGTTACTGGCACGAACAGAGGGTGTAGTGGTGTTCTCTATAAGAGCCAAATTGAAGCTGCAATTTCTGATATGTCTAGAAACATTTGGAGTTCCGTTGACATACCCGCTGAGGGCGTGTATGACACAGATTTTTCCACACATTTTTCTGATGCTTCTTCGCAACTTATAGACGATGCTATAGCACCGAAACACCCTGTAAATTTCTTACCCCCAGAATCAAATATTCATTGTTTCGGATCTAATGGTGGTACACACAAATACCGAACAAAAGTTCAATATAGGAAATATGGATTAGAATTTTTAAATGATAATGACATTCCAGTTCAACATGGTAAACCTAACATGGACAAACCTCCAAGTTGGTATCATTTCTCTAAAAATTTGACTGAGTTCGCAACAGTTAGCAAAGGTCCTCCTACACATGTTTTAAATTGGGCGGTGTTAGATTATATGTTACCTATCAAACGTGAGTTACGTCGGTTGGGCTTTGGCACTGTTAGACGTGTTCGCCCTTTGACTGACAAGGAGAATATCAATGGAGTTCCTGGAGTTCGTTTTCTGGATGCACTTAAGGTTTCTACAGCTGCTGGTTTTCCGCTGAAAGGTAAGACTTCTGTTTATCTTGAAGGTCCCGATGGTGATAGAGATTTTATAAGTTCTGCCGTGTGGCAACATGTTAAGAAATCTGAAGACATATATTTACAAGGTGGCAGATGCTATCATGTTTTTGTGGCTCA